GTCTCTGTTAGCTGTAGCTTCAGTAATCATAGTGGCAACTAAAGTCTTCTTGCGTTCCAGATTGTTAAGCGAACCTGTAAGACCTCGTTCAGCATCAAGTGCTTTAATGTTTGCTACTAATTCTTCTGGAGAAGAGTTGGCGATTACATCTTCAATTTCTTCTACAAAATGCTCTGTATCTAAAGCACGGTGGACATTAGCACGTTGCTGTCTTGCTATATTTACAAGTATCTCTGCTTCAGCATCCGCACCCTCTAGTGCGCCAGCAGACATAAATGGTTTGTCACCAACAGTATCAAAGAGTTCTTCTTTTGTGCTTCTTATCCAATCATTAAGTGCTTCAGGGTTGTTCCTGATTTCATTAGAAAGACCTTCTTGACCCTCAATAAAATTACCATCCTCGTCACGAACACCCTCAATCTTTTCCAGCATAAATTCTTTACCGAATTTTTTGCCAAGACTTTGGATAATCTGGGTAGATACAACCATAGAATCTTCAGGCATAAACCCGTCTTCACGTAGCTGTACCTTGGATGGTATGTCCTCAATAGACTCGATATTGTACTGCTTCTTGACCATCTCAGCGTACATCGGGACAAGCTCTTCTTGCTCTTTCAGACGCTTCTTTTCGTTAGCGGCCTGTGCCCGTCTAAGGTTGTTACCAAAGTTACCTAGAGATTTTGCAAGAATATCAGCAGAGCTATCTCTCTGCATCTGTGGTAAAGCACCAGAGGGAAGGCTAGTAGTAGGGGTGATAGCTGAACTAACACTCTCTGACCCCTGAAGCTTATTAAGCATCTGTCGTTTAGTTGCCATGCCTCATCTCCTAGTCAGACCCAAGGGTATTAAAGTAATCATCAATCTTTGTCATGTATGAATCTGGAATATTATTCACAGCCGCACCTACAGCTATCCCCATAAGATTAGGCTGTGCAGGGATGGGCAGAGACATCATTGTTCTTTTCAGTTTCATAGCCGCAACCTCACCTCTATCTTGTAGAGACTGTTGGGCGGCTTCAAAGTCGTTACCCATACGGACATTGGCTTTGCCTTCTTGTCCCTTAACGTCTCTCATAAGGCGGCTTACAGAGATACCCCCTACACCGCCTTCACCAGACATCACATTAGCGGCGGCTTCCAGTTCCATAGCTCTAATGCGTGTATCAACTTGTTTCTGAGAGAACTGCTTATTTACTTGCTTTTGATTTCTTAGGATTTGTTTCTTATCAAATGCGTAGGCATCCTTGGCAGAGTCTGTCAGTGCGCCTCGTTGCAAGTTTGTAAACCGTTCTTCACCCTTTGCCGCACCATACTGACTACCGATTGATAACCCTGCGGAAGCGGCTGAACTAGCTGTACACATCGTTATGTTTCCTTAACTAATAAATAAAAATCTTCCCCACCCTGTTCGTAGGTTTTGTGCTTCTCGACAGTAAACCCATACCACTCCAACCACCTAATGCTTTTAGTGTTGTTGATGTGGACTAGGTTATAGACATACTGGTAACCCTCTGATAGCTCTTCTATCACAGGCTTGCAAACAGTGAGAAAGTCTTTCTTATGCTCATCAAATTTGTCTGAGGCAAGCAACCATATCACCCCAGCTTTGGGGTTCTGTGGTGACTCTGATACGCCACACATAGCAACAACTTCTTCGTCACTGTTTAGTGCAGACAGCACCTTTGCTCGTACTAAATCAAAGCCTATCATCAGGCTTTCTTCAGGAGTCTTACCTGTACACCTAACCTCAAGGGCATCTATAGCTCTCAGCCTTGGGGCTAGGTAGACTGCATCCATAGGATGAGCATCTACCATCTTAATCATTAAATTCTCTGTGACCTGATTGTGTAGAAACCTTCCCATTCTGCGTTCTGGATGGCGCAGGGAAGGTAACTATCGGAGAGTATTTTGATTATAACTCTGTCGTTCTTAGACTGAACAGGGAAACGGAATGTGCCATCAGATAAGATGACATCCTCGATTGTTGAACTAGCTTGGTTCAGAATCACACCAGTAAATTCGTACTCGTATGATGTCCTCGCCTCTGGCGTTACCTCAACCTTGAAGAACCCTGTGTCCTCATAGTTCACTCGCATGGTTCTAAGCTGTAGCCTACCAGACTGCACAGACTGCTTTCCGTCCTTCTCTCTAACGTGCTGTGTAGAGAACTCATAGGTCATTGTGTAGGGTATGCCTATGATGACGGAATGGGCACTGTAGTCTCCTATAGCGGCAACTGTGGTGTTTGTGGGTCTGGTTGTTGTAATGTCCACACCTTTACGTGTAGGCCAGCTACCCGACTTAACCGCAATCACATCCCCGGTATACTGATAGGGAAGCGTCCATGTGGTTGTGTTGGTTGCGCTATCGTAAGTACCTGTCAGTGGGGTCTTCCTGTCAGCCCGTACATGAAATGTAAGGCCAGTATCTTCTAGGTACTGTAGGTCAACAGACTCAAGGAACACGCCATCAGAACGGCTAATAACGAGATACAGAGTGTTCTCAATAATCTCAATGTCGAGAATAGTTGAGCCTGTAGACATCTCCCATTCTGACCAGCTTGACTGTAGCTTTTGTCTACCGTCTGTGTACCACTTGTAAACATATAGTTTCTGTTGGTTGTCTTTGGATAGGCATATAAGTATGTCTTCGTTACTAGAGGCTTCTAGCTTTGCAATATTCTTTGGTATGTATTTAGGAACGTGTCCTGTAACTTCCATCGCATCAGAGATAACGGTATCTGATTGGATGAAGTATTCCCTGATACTAGAGAAGTCACCCTTCTTGGATGCAAAATAGAGAAAGTTACCAGCACCCACAGGGGCAACTGTAGAGTCATTCTCAAACTCTGTACTAGGAATAATTGATATTGTCTGTGGCGTTAGGTTGCCACGATTGTCGATTGTAAACTGTGTGCCATCAGAGAAGATGGTAAGCGAGTCATTAAAGGCGATAGCGTGTTTCAGTAGCGACACCTTAGTATGACTGACAGATACATCTATGGGGCTGTCCTGTAGGATAGTTGTGACAGTCTTAGGAAAGAACCTAAAGAAGTCACCAGCCGCTGACATCACCACATTTTCATCTGACAAGAAACCTAGACGGTTCTTATAGAAGAAGATGTTAGATATTTTGTTGTCTACAAAAGACGGGAAAGGTGCGCTGTCTGTGTCACCAGCAATCCTGTTAATCCATTGGATATGGTCTATTGTAAACTCTAAGCCTAATGGATTGGTTGATGTGACAAGTGAATTATTAAACGAAGGTACTAACTTTAGGGGCATAGTCATGCTATCAAGAGCATATAACTCACCCGGCTTCAGCGTTTCCTCATAGGTGTCTGCTGACAGTGCCTTTACATAATAATTGTCAAAGGCGTTACCATCATCACCAACCACCTCAAATATCTGACCAACACTTGCGTTTGTAGGTAGGTCACCAAACTCTTGTTTTTTGGCTGACTGCAATGTGCCGGGAGACTGTGCTGTACTGGCAACGACTGTTTTTGTCGTATTTACGATAAATGTAAAGTCAGCGACAGTCAGAAACTTTAGGTCTTGTGCAGGGTTGTTACATACTAAGTATGAAATTCTAGTCGATGAGAAGTTATTCACATTCATCGTGTTACCGTCAATGTCATACACATCTAGTGTAGCGGTGCTTCCGTCTGATGTGACAATCATAACGTGCCGCTGGTCAACCCCACGGTTAATCACATGGATAGCCGCAGTTGCTAGTGAAGTGTTCTGTAGTTTCGCAATGTGTTCTGTAGCTGGGCGTTTAATCAACCCATCAATCACAGAGGACAATGCGTTAATCTGAGTTTCTCCCTGTGTTACCTGTCTCAATGGGGATGGCTGTTGGCTAATACCATTAAGTAGATTAGGAATACTGGTAGAAACTAGCGGCATAATTAGAACCTTACTGCTCTGCGAGGCGAACCTCTGGATAGAATCTTATAAGTGTCGAAGTTGTCTGACAGAATGTTGTTGTCTTCGTTTAGCTTCTCTGCACGTTCAAATTGTATCAGCGACTCACGCTCATCCATTTCTGTAAATCCACCTAACTGCTGAGACCCCATGAATCTGGCCTGAAAGCGTCTGGCGGCTTTGACTGTAATGTAGCGTCTAACGTGCTGTGGTAAGTCTGTAAAGTCTAACAGCAACACCATCTCTACTTTTAATGTGCCTGTAAAAGATGTGTAGCTACGTTCTTTCTTGTCATACAAGCGAGTGCCACGCTGTGTTACATCAATGTCTGCTGATGTTTCAGTGGTATCAATACGGACACAGTTAGTAGGAACAATAATCTCACCATTAACATCTGGTGTAAGCGGAAAGTTTACTTCTGTATTACAGTGCAACCCTTGTGTCTGTATATCCACCGATGTCTCATCAATAATAGACTCTGCGAGTGACACATCTACCAGAGAGGGGTTATTCAAACTGGAAACGGGAGACTCACCGATGGCACTTAACATAATGTTTACAGCCTCTAGTTTAGAGGTAGGTGTAATAGCCATGATGATAATTCCTCAAAAGTAAAAAAAAGCGGAAGCCCCCGAAAGAGCCTCCGCTAGAGAGATTAAGCAGACTGAATTTGAACAGCCGCTTCTGGACGCAACACGCCGTGACCCATAGCATATTTTGCTACCATGAGTGTGCCTTGGCGGCGAATGTCGTATTCTGACTCGACAGCCAAGTCCATCAGCTTCACTGTACCCACAGCAGATGGGTGTGTGACGATGGCAGTTGTGTTGGACGCATCAATAGCCTGTGCTGAACCAGCACCACCAGCATCAACGCCAGTACCAGTAATGTTACCAGTTGGCAGATGAGGGGTCTTAATCAGGTTAATGCCAGCAAGCTGTGGTACTTGACCAGTAGCGATAGAGCCTTGACCTGAGAAGTCTACGTTGATTGCGTTAGAAGCGTTAGCGAGCAAGTAGTATTGCTCTGGCTTCAAGAAAGCACAGCGGCCTTCAGATGGTACGTAGGCATCATCCATAGCTTCAGCGGCATCATACAGTGCAGTAATCAGTGCAGAGGCTGTTGTGCCAGAGTTGGCACTTGTGATGATTGTACCAGCCGCATAACCTGAGTCAGCTACGTTAGCTGTAGCGGCGGCGGCTTGAAGCATAGTCTGGAGAACGTGCTTGTCCATCTGGAAAGCAAGTGCCCGTCCCATCTCAGATGAGTAGACTGAACGCACATCGTAGTGGTTCTTAGCTTCGTCAATGTTTGCAATGAAGTGGCTTGAAATCAACAGGTCATTGATTGTGATGACCTTCTCGTTGTGGTTGACATCTGTGCCAGTAATTTCATTACCCGGTGTGTGATAAGCCGCTTCACTGCGTCCCATCACGGGGAACTGTGCAGACTTGCCGTTTGCAATGGTACGAACCATGTGCTTGTCAGCAGTCACAGTAGTTTGCTCAAAACTGGTAAGGACTTCTCCTGCGAACACCTTTAAAAAGAGGGCATCAGCAGTACCTGTATTATTTACCTTACCAATTTCGGATACGTTAGCGTTTGCCATAATCGTTTCCTCGATTGTTAAAATTAAAAATGGGGTGTTATTCTGCTAATCGCTTCTACAAGAACGGGTATTCTCCGCAGAGAGCCAAACTGTTTACTTGGATAGAGATAACTTTCTAACAGCCTTGCTAGGCTGGTTAAGTTACTTAGGATTACTCCGTGCCAGTTTCTTTTGCACAGCGTCACGATAAGCAGGGTCTTTCTTATAGTCAGGACTTGCCATGTCCTTTGTTACTTGTGCCCAGCTATCGTACATTTCTACAGAGGAAGAAGCTTTGCCACCAACGAGTGCTGGTTCTGCGCTACCGCTTTGTCTGTATCTTGATGCAAGACCGTCAATCGCTAGTCTTGCTTGGGATATGTTGCCTGAAACAATCGCATCGTTAAATGCGTCAATCTCGTCATCAGACAGATTGTCAGTTGCCCATTCGGACATCTGTTCATAGCTCTCTTCACCACCAACAACACCATATAGTTCTTGCTGGTATTCAGTAGCTAATGATTTTTGACCTTCAATGTAGGTATCCACCATTTCTTTGGGGATGCCTCGTGCCTGTAGGTCAGCATAAGTTGTGTCAGATAAGTTACCGTTGTCTGAGAACTCTTGTTGGAGTGACTCAAAGTCTAGGCCAGCGTTCTCTACAGCTTGTCTAGCATCCGCTGTAGCTTCTGGTTCAGATGATTCAGTAGCATCTGTATCAGAACTTTGGCGGCTTTGAGTGAATTGTTTTTCCAACTCAGTATATGATTTTGCAAGTTCTTCAGGAGACTTAAACTTTTCTGGTAACCATTCTGGACGGTCTTCACTAACTTCTGGTACTGGTGCTTCAGAGCCTGTGACATTTCCATCTACCTGTACGGTTTGAGTTTCAGCCATTACTTAGAACTCCCCAACTGGATGATATTACCTTTTTTGTTGATGTACTTGACACCAGCTTCGGCTTTATCTCGTCCCGGCCACTCTGGATACTCAGGCTTTTTTACCTTAGTTTCCTTTGGGTTATCGTTCTTCAAGGTCATCTTGGGTGTAGTCATTAATTTACCTGTTGCTGTTTGACAGCTTCTTTTATCACTCCGGGTGCGGCATCCTTCATTGTTTCTTGTATCATCATCTGTTGCTGTGCTTGAGCTTGCTGTTCCATTTCTGCTTGCATCTCTTGCTCAGTCTTGATGAGGCCAATCGTATCAATGCCATGTCCTGTAGCGAGTCGTGCTACAAGGTCACCGAAGTTAATTTGTTGAAGGGTTGCAGGGTTCGCCTGTGCTAGTTGCACAAGGTCTGTTACATATGCCCTGATTTTGTTTAGGTCATTTCCACGGCCTAGTGCTTCCACACCTGTTACAATGACAGGGGTGACTGTGCCCTTTGGCAACTTAGGAATTTTCTTAGATGCAGACATCCTGTCCATCAATATGTTGACTACAGGTAACTGCATTTCTTGTGACAGGATTGAGTAGACACCACCAAGGGCAGTCTCTAGTTCCTGTGCCATATAGCGTATCTCTTCAGCCGTTACCCGGTCAGCTTTACGCTGGATGGCGGTGTTGAGAAGAAACGCATAAGAAAGACGATCTTCGATTCGCTGGACTGTCTCTAGGACAACACGCATATCTGGGTACTTTTCCGTTTGTAATACCCGTACATCGTTAGGGTCACCTAGAATGACATCACCGTTTTTTGATTTAGCAAGGTCAGTTCTTCGGACACTGGCATTAGGACGCACCATAAATACTAGCTTTGCGCTGGCGGCGGCAGAGCTTACCAACGCTTCCATCAAGCCTTCTAATGACTTGAGGTCACCCAGATACTCTTCCACGAAAGAGCGTCCGTAGTTTTCACCGTCCAAGTGAACCATCCGCAGAGCAATCCACGGCATCAGTTCTTTCTTGTATCGCCCATCAGAGCCGGGGACTACTTGTCCCTCGACTTCCTGATAGACGTAATAGTAATCAGAATTTTCTCTATAAATTTTTGTGTAAATCTTGAGGTCTTCATCGCCTGTGTAATCTATATTGTCGATGCCTTCAGGTAGTGCCCTTGGTGACACTTTCTCTTCAAGGATAACCTCAAGTAGTTCCCCCTGTGGGTCACGCTTTGTGACGTAGCTAGACAACGGGAATACCCGTAGCCCACCATTTTTAGGGAGATGTATAAGTACGTTTCCAGAAACAATCAGGTGCTTGAGAGCTTCAAATACGTGTACTCTCAGGGCACGGGCTTCTATTTCGCCCATGACTTCTCGTTCAATACCAGCAAGTCCCTGTTCTATTTCTGCCCGTAGCTCACCGTTACCGTCTAGTTCCTGTTTGGTCTTTGTGTCCATTGACAGACGGAAGAACGGGGAGTTCGGGGGGAAAAGTAAAAGCATAAGCTTAGATGCCAGATTGTTGACACCCCGTGCGCCTATGCTTTGGAAAGGTTGATAAAGGTCTGTAGCAGAGCTAAAGCCTTCAGGTGTAACTAAGGCCGGAAGAGTTAATTCTGAACACTCTCTAGCCCGGTCAAGATAAATCTCCCTGTCAGCCGCAAGTTTATAGTAACGCTTGGCGCAAGAAGTATTCTCGTGCATGACACTATCCCTATTATATGTTCAACCCAGTACCCGTAGAACCGCCTGTTCCAATAGATGTATTGGGTGAGGTAGCGGCTTTCTTAACTCTCAGTGAGTCTGAGCCTGACTTGTACTGTCCCCCTTTGCCTAACAGCATTGGGTTCTTTTCGTTTTCTTTTAGTTGGTCTTGGAGCTTCTTTTGCTCTGCGGCGGCTTGAGCGTTAGCATCTGCTTGCTGTTTCTTGAAAGCATTTTCTTTCTTTTTAGCTGAATCGTCAGCCATTTTCTTGCCAACTAAAGCTGTACCAGCCGCAACCGCAATGGTTATTGGGTCACACATTTATCCATCCTCAGTGTTAGGGTTTTCGTCCCGTCTCTTCAACTCTAACAACCAATTTACGACAGACCGTTGACCAGCCCTTATCCAAACTTCTCTGTCTGACCATTCTAATCTGGCAGATTCTTCGGGATATACTTGGTCTAGTGTCTCAATAAGTTGAACTACTGTGACGGGTAGATGTTCTACTTCATTAATATCTTTAGACATTCTAGTCCTCTTATATGCAGGGTATTATTCACAGGATTTTAACCCAGTATCCGGGTCAATAAAGCAAGCCTCTACGTTTGGCTCGTCTTCTTTTACCTCGTTCAAAATTCCATACCTTTTTCCAGCGGCACGGAAGGTAGTTATTCCTTTGCATCCTTGTTTCCACGCATCGTAATAGAGGTTCTTGAACTCGTCATAGGTGACGTTATCTCCCACGTTACAGGTCTTAGACACCGCACTGTCAACGTACTGAGAAGCCAGAGCCAACACAGCTAAATGTTCCTGTGCAGAAATCTCGTTAGCGGTACGGCCTGATACCCCCTGACGGTAGGCATAGTCCTCAACACGCTCGACTGTATGCCCATCAAACTGCTGGATTGTGCGGTCATAGAAGAGGCTGAACGGTGGTTCAATCCCTGATGACACGTTGTCAGCAGTCAGACTGATTGTGCCTGTAGGTGCGATAGATGTGAGGTGAGAGTTACGGATACCCTGACGTTTGATTTTCTCTTGTACCCACTCAGGTAGCGTCTTAACAAACTTACTGTCCATATAGTTGTACTCATCATAGAGTGGGAATGAACCCTTCTCTTCTGCTAGGTCAGCAGACGCTGAGTAACAATGGTCACGTAAGGTTTCCAGTACAGTCTCAGTAAACTCCATGAACTCATCAGAGGCATAGGCGTGTCCACACATCTCAGCCGCATTAGCCAAGCCTGTTACACCAAGCCCCATTCTACGCTTGTTCTTTGCTTCCTGTTTCTGTTCTGGGAGTGGGTAGATAGTACGGTCAATGATGTTATCCATCGCACGAACTACCTGATAGATGTCGTTGACGTACAATCCGAAGTCAAACTTACCATCAATGACATACTTAGGTAGGTTGAAAGACCCCAGCAGACACGCACCGAATGGTGGCAGGGGCTGTTCACCACATGGGTTAGTGGCTTCGATGGTTTCACAGTAGCGTAGGTTGTTCATCTTGTTGATTGTGTCGATGAACAGAACGCCCGGTTCAGCCCAATCCCATGTGCTACGCATCACCATGTCCCATAGGTTCTCAGGGTCTACCTCTTTGTAGACTTCACCCTGATACTCAAGAGGGAATGGCTCACCATCTTCCAAGCACCGCATAAACTTGTCAGTCACACCGATGGAGATGTTGAAGCCTGTCAGCTTGTCACTGTTCTGCTTGGCTGTAAGGAACTGTTCAATGTCAGGGTGGTCAATACGAAGTACCCCCATCTGTGCCCCACGCCTATGACCAGAGGATGCGATGGTCTGACAGACTGCATCATAAATCTGCATGAAAGACACAGCACCAGATGCCTTAGAGTCGAGTGACTTGATACGGTCACCCCGTGGACGCAAGCGGCTGAAGTCGTAGCCGATACCACCACCACGCCTCATGGTTTCTGCGGCCTGTGTAGCCCGGTGCATGATGCTGTCCATACTGTCTTCAATGATGCCTGACACAAAGCAGTTGAACGCTGTGGTCTGCCGTGTAGCACCCATAGCATTTTGTACTCTGCCAGCAGGGAGAAACCTCATGTGCCTGAGTACATCCTTGAATGTCTCAAAGTGCAGTGGGTCATCCTTCAATGCCCCAGCAATACGAACTACCTTGGAATAGAAATCTTCCCCTGTCTGCCTATACTTAATTGCGTCAATCTCATCTGAAATGGGAAGTGTCATCCCGTAATGCTGGTTTGGTATCATTGATTCTGTCCTTGCTCAATCTGCTTTTGTAAGTTTGCCATAGCTCTCCAAGCTACCTGTGCCCAATCTTCATCAATGATGTGGCGCATCATGGCATCTAGTTCGTCTTTTGATTTTGTTCTGTCCCAGTGTAGGGTCTCAGGTGTTTGCCCATGCTGGATGCCCCCCTTGAGGGACACCCTTGCTACTTCAGCAATCGCATCAGGAAAGTATTTGATAAAGCCTGTGTAGATAGGGATGGCTTTACGTTCTTGTGCATCCGTTGGTAGCGGCATTAAGGTCTCCACAAAATAGGTTGGTCAAATTCAAAGTTGTAATCACTAGCCCGGAGAATACGAGCCAGCCGTGCTTGGACTAATGCGTCCTCTTCAGTCTGACCAGCCTTCTCAAATGCTTTGACTACAGTTTCCCACGTAGGTTTTTTGAGTAGCTCTGTTGCTCTCTTGTCCCCCACACCACGCAAGCCGGGGTAGCCATCTGTAGTATCACCAACAAGGGTTTGGTACAGGTGGTTATAGTCAGCTTCTTCCTGTGTGATGTTGAGCATCTCGCCTGAACGCCAGAGCAAACCGGGGATGGTCTTCATGTCCTTGTCTTCTGAGACAATGACCTTCTCCCCTTGAACCATTTCAGATGTAGACATGATGCCCATGACATCATCAGCTTCTAACCCAGCCCACTGTTCTGTGGTGTAGGTTTCTTTAATCCACTCAACTATTGCTTTGTAGCAGACAGGCTTGCGCTTGCCTTTGCGGTTGGATTTGTAGGTGGACGCAACCTCTTTGCGAAAGTTATCCTTGTCACTGAAACAGATAATGAAATCATCTGCCGCAGTTTCTTCCATCAGTAAGTCGATGTATTGTAGGATTAACCCTTTGGCTTCACTTGCGTCAGCCCACAGTGACCACACATCGTCACCCCAATCTATCTCTTGCTCGACTGTGCTAGAGTATTGGTAGACCATGATGTCACCGTCAATTAGTAGTGTTCTTTCCATAATATACCTCAGTGGATAGTTGATAATAAATGAGATGCCGTGCCCGGTGTAATCTTAAACCATTCACCACGCCTCTCTTCTGCATACCGTTCAATCAAAGTATGAGCATCACGCTCTGATTTGCGCCTGTCATCGGTCTTAAACGAATACACAATTTCATAGTCACGAAATGGGCTACTTGTTTGGTAACCGTTGCAACGGTCATCAGCATCGACTGCCATGCCTACCTTAATCCACTCAGGCCAAGCAGGGTTGGTGATGATGTACACTTCACCTTCCTTACTGCGAGTGTAGTTACCAAGACTTTCAAAGGCCGCTTCTTCAAATGTTTTGTAACGTCCGGGCTTCCATAACGGGTGGGACTTTGCGATATACTTTCCACCCACCCACATCTCAGCACGTTTGCCTTTGTGCCAGCATGACTTACATACATACTTGCTCTGATTTTCTCTGGCTTCTGTCCAGTTATCTCCAATAACAAGGGGGTCACCGCAATCAATGCAATGCTTAATGGGTTTCTGCCCAGTTGTTTCCGACTCTGTATTCTCCAGTGAGTTCACATCGAACTCCGAAGAAATCTCCTGACCTACCAATACATTCAACTGCGAGTTTTCCAATGTCATCTGCCATATCTTCCTTTACTTCTAATTGAATCTCATCATGTATCCAACACACTTGGTCACATGAACTCGACAACCCTGCCTGTTTCAAGGCACGGTCAAATTCAACAATCCACTGCTTGCAGATTAAGCCACCAGCAGATTGCAGAAGGGTATTAAGTGCGGCATGAGACGAGCGAACTTTCAGTTGTCTGCCGTCTAGTCCAATAAGGTGTCCTCGTTCAGATGCTTTCTGAACTTTTGTTATTAGTTTGTCCAAGGCTGGTAACTGCTTCAGGAATCTGGCTTTAAGTTGTGCCCCTTCCTTTGCTCCTTTACCAACGATGCTTCCGATTTTCTGTGCCCCTGCCCCGTACAAGAATCCATAGATGAACGTCTTGGCTGTACTACGGGTGGGTAGGCCAGCCGCCTTTTGGTTCTCGCTATGGACATCGCCACTAACGACTGTTTCTGCATAAGCACCCCCATCATATTTTGCCATGTAATGAGCCAAGCATCTTAACTCAAGCCCACTTACGTCAACGCCCACAAGCTTGTTGCCAGAAGCAACAGTGAACAACTCACGACACTCTTTTCCATAGGGGACACCGATGGCTGGGACTTGCGCCAAGTTCGGAAAGCTATGTGTAGCTCGTCCAGTGACTGCGCCATTAGTGTTGACTGAACCATGAATACGCCCATTTATTTCTTCCTTTATCCACGCATAGTTGCCATCGCCTAGCTGACCCAGCCTCTTGATGAGGGTGTAATATTCAACAAGGAGCTTTGATTCGGGGTAGTCTAGGGTTGAGAGAGTCTCTTCATCTACCTTCGGCTTCCCGTCATTGGTAAAGTCTTTTGGCTTCCAGCCTCTGAGCTTCATCAAACGGTCAGCCACATGGTCACGGCTACCGGGGTTGAACTCCACCGTCTTTACTTTGTAGGTGGGCACACCCTTTTCGTAACCAAACTTCTTAGAGTTTACCTTGGGGGTGAATGGGGTTTTGATTTCCCAATCGGGGAAGGTTGCTTTGAGTTGTTGTTGAAGCTCAAGCTTTCGTCCTGATAGTTGAGCATATAAAGAACCAGCCCTCTCTTTGTCAAAGGCAAATCCAAAAGTTTCTTGCCTGTAAATAATTTCAGCCAACTCATGTTCTAGCTCCATCGCTTGTTCGCTATAATTTTTTGCAACAATTTTATCCCACAGTGTGCTAGTCACCTCGACATCTTGGATGCAGTATTCCCACATCTCCTGACTGAAGTGTTCCCAGCCACCATCGTAGTTGCCTTTGTAGTTGCCAATGCGATGCCCCCATGCCTCAAGACTGTGACTGCCAATGAGCTTCCGGGGGAAGTCAGTACGGTTGAAGTCAGACTGCTTGATGTCTGCCCATATCAAACGGGTGCAGACCAAGGTATCTTTTATCTGTGCTTGTGTATTAAAAGTACCTAGCTTTTTCAGTACAGGGATATCGTACTTGATGATGTTGTGGCCTATGATTAGGTCAGCTTCCTCTAACCTCTTGACACCTTCAGGCCAGTTATCGGTGTAGCTAATAATCTCGCCTGAGTCTATGTCCTTGAGGATGAGGCAATGGATAGTAGAAACAGTATCTAACAGACCGTCTGTCTCTATATCAAAGATGTACCTCATGTAATCAGTCCTTCCATTGTTGGTGGTTTGTAGTTCTCACCCTTCAGCACCTTGCCGCCAGCATCTATCACTGGTTTGCCATCAACGAGCTTGCTCATATTAGATTGATGAACACGGTTGAAAGCTGGCTGGATGGGTAAACCAAAAGTTACAGCAAATCCAGAGACCACATACATCACATCGCATAGCTCTTTCATAAGCTGTTCTTTGGTCTCGTATGAAACCTTGTTGTACTCTTGAAGTTGATGCGTTGCTTGCTTGACTTCAGCCTCTAGCTCTTCCACCTCTTCTTTAATCAGCCGCATTCTTAGATGTAAAGCTGACTTGCTGTAGGGGATGTCAACATCCTGCCCCATAGCTTTTTGAAACTGTGAAACGCTGGCTTCTCTTGTTGTATCTCTCATCAAAACTCGTCCTCGCTTTCGTTAAATTCAGGATTACATTCTTGCATCCGTCCCGTCAGTGGATTGTACTGGGCATGACAAGCTACCCCAGTGTCACCACTGAAGCGATTTTTGAGAACCCTGACGGTGGTGACGTTAGACTCTTCACCCTGCTGGTTTCTCTCTAGCCCCAGCACCATGTCACTTAGCTGTGCAATAGCATGGCTACCACGTAGCTGTGACAGGCTGGTCTGTGCGCCTTCCTCGTGTCCTTTGTTACCGTCAGGACGCTTGAGGTGTGACACCAGTATCAGCCCCACGCCTGTCTCTTGTACCAGAGTACGAAGGGCAGTCATGGCGTTATCAATCAATCGTCTTTCATCACCGTCCCCAAGACCAGAAACGACAATAGACAGGTGGTCAAGAATAATCCAATCGCACTCTTCTCCCTTACTAAGAAACTTGATTCTAGCCAAGAGGTTTTCGATAGCAGTGCTACCAAAAGAATCATAGAAATATACCCTGCCATTACCGATGACAGAATCAAATGCACCCCGAAGCTCATCACTTTCAACAGGTGATAAGCCCAGATGTAAAGGTTTGTCGAGGTGAAGACCCATGAGACCAAGAGCCGTTCTCTTAACGGTTTCTTCAAGCATGATGAAGCCGACTTTCTCCCCCTTCTTAATGAGGTCATAGCCAATCTCTCGCACAAAGGCAGACTTCCCGATGCCACTCCCGGCTGTTATGCAAGTCAACTCTGATTTGCGAAGGCCGTGTGTCTTCTCGTTAAGTCCGATGAAAGGGTAGTCCACAGAGTAGACAACCTCGTTGGTTGAGATGGTTGACCACAGGTCAGTGCCGTGAACAATACCGTCTGGTCTGAAAGTCTTGGCTTCCCAGATGGCAGAGATAATCTCTTTACCCTTGTTCGCCATGAGCATCTCATTAGCATCCTTCATGGGTAGCTGTGCTATCTTTGCCTTACCCGGCGTGAGGACAGAGGCACAGGCTTTGGCGGCAGACTGACCAGCCTCGTCCATGTCAAACATGAACACCACTGTGTCAAAGCCCTCAAGCCATTCAAGAGATTTCTGTACGTCACGCTTTGCCCCCTGTGCCCCATTCTTAACGGACACAGTAGGCCATTTGTTTTGCTGTACCATGCTGACAGAGAGACAGTCCAGTTCCCCTTCGGTCACCACCACCATCTTGCCACCGTCACGCCACAGCCACTGACCATACAGCCCAGCCGCATTGCCACTCCACTTGAATGTCTTATCAGGGAAGCGAAACTTCTGTGCGATGAGCTTCTGGTTGTCGTAATAGTTTGCTACCTGACAGGGTTTCCCGTTGTGTTTAGTTACACGGTAGTCAAATTTACGACAGGTATCTTCGTTGATACCACGTTTTGAAAGGGCTTTGATTTGCCCTTTCGTGAATATATTTTCTTCGACTTCACTACTCTCTGCTTGTACTGAGGTGAAGCCAAAGTCTTCGCTACTGGGTTGTAACATTTCTTCTTCAGCTTTCTCATAATAGCCACATCCAAAACAGTATCCATGACCGTCAGAGTAGCGGCCTAGGTTATCCCTAGAACCGCACTCTGGGCAGGGTTCATGGCTGATACAGACTGACTCAGTTAGAGTCTCGCTTGTATCCCTCATACCATTCTCCTACATTAAATGTTGGACAAGCTTTGTCCGATACATCGTTGTGTCCAATGACACTGGCCTCTGGGTATTTAGCTTTGAGCGAGTCAACCAAAGTACCTAGTGCATCCCATTGTTCATCTGTAAAGTTGTTCTCTGGTTCGTTGTCTTCTGACAACCCACCTATCAAACAGATGCCAACTGAGATTGCGTTGTGTCCTTTGGCGTGTGCGCCTACCTCTTCCAGTTCACGGCCTGTCTCGACTGTACCGTCACGCTTGATTACATAGTGGTAGCCAATCTTTAGCCAGCCACGCTCACGATGCCACCTGTCTATGGTCTCTGCATCGACATCCATGCTGGGCTTTGTTGCCGCACAGTGGATGATTATTTCTTTCGTTTCTTTCCGCATTTTAATAAAGCAAAGGTTGCTTCCTTCTGTTTAGGTTGTAAGTCCTCGTTCAACCAGCTTGTTGGTATGCTCTTGTCGGCGTATTCAAAGCCGAACCTACTGCACCACATTCCATATGTTGTCTTGGACTTGCTTCCGATTTTTGTTTTAGAGTTAGAGAAGACAAACCTGATAACCAAGTCAGGGTTCTGTTCCTTGATAAGCTTATGCTTGGAACGATCTGATGAAAGGAACTGGCCTTTAGTCTCAACTATGATTCCGTTGGGCAACACAAAGTCAGGCTTGTACTTCGATTGGGGTTTGGTGTAGTGAACCCAGCCGGGTGGTTCGTAGTAAAATTTCACACCTAGCTGGGTCAGTTCGTCAGCAACCTTTTGTTCTAAACCACTGCGGTACTGACTAGAAGTCTTCATCATCGTCAGAGAACTCCGAACTCGTGGTTGTCTCTGTCGGTGCAGTAAATCCTTCCGTTGCAGAGAAGCCGTATGACGAGGCATCAGCACCCCCACCTGTTTTAAGTTCAATGATTTGTGCGGCTTTCAGTCTGAGTGATACACCAGCACCGACTGCGGCAACGTAGTATGGGATGAGGTCAGCCGATACACGCATGATTGAACCACCCCAGATGTCATCACAATCGTTGAGCAAGACACCCTTGGCATCAAACAGCTTCGGTGCAATGTCAATCTTGCGTCCATCCTTTGTGTTAATCTCAGCGTTCATCTTGAACTTAAAGATGACACGGCCTGTCTCTTGTCCCTCACTGTCAAGCTCGTTGTAGTAAGGGTCATCCGATTCCTTCTGCTTCTTGTCTTTTGGTATCATTGCAAGGGCAGTCTTCTTGGTCTCTTCAATCTTGGTGATAAGAGGTGTAGCTTCTTCTTGTGTAAGAGAGAGGTTCACCTTGTACTGAGGCTTGCCAGAGACACCAGACTGTGGGTCTTTGTAAACATCAGGGCGATTGAGATGAGGGTAAACAGCAATGCCACTTGGTGTAAGCAAAGGTTCATGTTCTTTTCTAGCCATCCATATTCTCCTGTGGATAGTTGTCTTTTAAGATGAAGCCATAGGTTTCTATGGCCTTGGTCTGGATATCTACAGGTACTGCAACATCCAATTCTTCATATAATTCAAGGAGTTCTTCCATATTGGTCTCCGTTAGATAGACCAACAGAACACTCTGCTGGTCTAATATGCAGGGTATTAAATGCCTGAGTGGATTGTACTAGGCAAAGAAGAATGGGCTGTCCTCAACAACACTGATGTCGAGGTCACCCTTCGATGGGACAGACTCTATCTCTGAGTGCCTGTGTCTGGGAAGAACTCCAAGCAAGTCAGCACGGAAATCCTCAAGCACATCTGTCTGAGAGTACATCTCAACGAAGGCTTTACGGAGACACCACCACATCAATTCTGCATCTGCCGCATGAGTACCGTAGCTGTCATGCACCATCGCAAAGCTGTAGATTTCACACTGTGTGGCAACGTCAATCGTTATCATCATGTGTGCCGCATCAATGCTGTGTACAAAGTTGGGGCTGATGCCATTGGACTGACGGTTCTTGTCAATCTTACCTGTCTCCTTGTAGAGCGTGGGCTGGATGACAGAACCAAGAAGCTTGGTGTCTACCCGGAAGGGCTTGGTGGCCTTGTACGCCTGAAGCACCGGGAAGTTGACCGGGGTATCCCAGCGGATAGGCAAGCCTTCCGAACTGGCAACCCGTGAGGCTTTCTGAAGCCATGCCATCGCATCCGTTGCGGCATGGACAATCTCACCAATCGAGTCCCAGATAACTTTGGCAAGGAAGGTAGATGCCTTGAACGCATCGTCACCGAAGGGGTGCATATTACCTTTTTCTTTCTGTTCCACGATGTAGTCCATCACAAAGTCAGAGAAAGAATACTGCTTGCCCCCGTAAGGCAACACCATGCAGGGACGCTTGGTACATCCACGCTTGACACCAAACTCAAGCCACTGACTAGCCAGAGGATTGTCCATCGTCTTCAGCTTATCGGTTACCCGGTCAGCCACCTTCTGATAAATGTCCTGTGGTTCTTCATGTGGGATGAGGTTGACTTCCTTGCCTGTGGTAGATGACCGAAGCATGGCGGCGAAGTGTTGCAGTCCATTGCACGAGCCATCAGCAGACACAGGAAGGTGAGAGACAAACCCTGCACCCTGCTGAACCCAGCCAGCCCACTCAAAGCAGAAGGCAAGGAACTGGAACGGAGAGTCAGCTTCCTTTGCCCACCACAAGTCAGCCAATGGGTCTGAAGCGCAAGACAGGATTTGCTTCTGATTTTTTTGCACCCAATCAATCCGTTCTTGAAGTGATACCTTGTCGAACCCGAAGCAGTTAGCCCCGTGTATGGCAAGGTGACACGCACCGTTGTCATCTATCGGCTTGCCCTCGCTGAACATGAGCAATGCCTTGGCAAAGTCAGTGCCTTGTGGGTTGAGGTAGTTGGGGACACAGTACGCCCTGCCACGAAAGTCTAGCTGGTAAACCATGTACAACTCTGGTTCATCCTGAAACTTGTCAGCCACTTCGATGGTCTTCCTCAACAAGAGCCGCTTGGAATCGAGCCTGTTGTTTTCGGTGTGGATGATGACCGCTTCCCGTTTCCACGCTGTCCTTGCTTCCTTGTTGGTTGCAATGTCCTGTGGCTTTGCTGGGATGGGATAGTTTTCAGATGGTGGTAGGGTAGGCAAGTCAATGCCCGTGTTCCACACCTCACGAAGCACATCCAAGATACTGGTGTTCACCTTGAAGGCTGTCCTCTGCATGGCGTTCACCGCACCGTAGACTTGAGGCATATCAAAGTGTTTTAGTTCCGACAGATAATTGTGATTGTCGGTCTTCACCATAGTCAGCGGCCTGATGTGGTGTGAGTGATACCCACCATCGTAAGGGCTAATCCAATCACGGGGTGGGACAACACAAGGATAGAAGTCAGGCTTCAGCACTTCCTTGAAAGCGTTCAAGTCCTTGATGGCATCCATTGTGGTTTCGGTAGGTAACAAGAGCCTACGCTTCTTGCCCCCTGATGTGACCATCTTGTGAGACAGAAGCCCAGTATGCTGGATGGTCAAGTCAATCAGAGCATTGCCAACAAGAAGCCGTTCACGTTGTGTCCATGCTTGCCACTCTACCCCGTCACGCCGTGCCGCTTCGATGAGCTTGCGGCGTTTGTATGAGTAGGATGATGAGCGAGACTCAAGGTCTTTCATCACCACCTTCATCAGCCTTGGATTGTTCTCCTCAAATGACCTGATGCGTAGCTCGTCTTCCAGAGCCATACCCAGTGCCACTGCTGAAGATGTGTAGGCACGTTGCCTTGTGATTTGATTAAGCACAACCTTCAGCGTGATGACAGAGATGACTGAAGGCTCAAGGTTTGAGAGTAGGACAGCACTGGTTGCGGCCTTACCAGCCCTTCCATTCATGCTGTCTTCGATGAAGCTTGTGATGGCAACCTCAAGTGATTCTAAGGTTGCCCTCAGAAGATGCTGTCCGTAATCAGTGGTTGATTCCTGATTGCGTTCAGCCTTCTTCAGATTGTTTTTGTGATAGCGAGACAATCCATGTTCTCGCATCTCACGTTCTAGTAAAACTTGTTTGTCACTAGACATATACAATACACTCCTGTTTGTGACATCCACCCATGCTGACTGATGCGTGAGTGGATGATGGCTATTGTCCAAGCCAGTTTGGTTAAGGTATTGATGTATGCCGTAGTGGATATACAGAACTTATAGAATCAGTTACTAGCTAACCGCCTGTAAGTCCTTCTGCCACAACGACATACGTGTCACAATGTCACCATTATGCCACAAGTTTTGTCACCTTGTTGCTAGGTTCAAGAACCTTCACTGCGTCTTCCAGATTTGTTGGACACAGATGGGAATATTTTAGGGTCATCTGAATGTCAGCGTGACCAAGCCATTCCTTCACAACAAGAAGGGGAACACCCCTCTGCACGAGGCGAGAGGCACAAGTATGGCGAAGACAGTGAGGCACAAATTCTTTGTCATGCCCCATGCCCATCGCACGTTTAACCTTGTTCCAAGAATACTGCACCTTATCAGGTGTCATTGAAAGGTCACCGTTACGCCGAACAAATATTTCTTTTGCTCGTGTTGTCAGAACAACAGTGCGAGGTTTCCCACTCTTGGTTTTCCAGACAGTCAACCGACTGCCATTGAGGTCTTTGAATTGGATGTTGCGTAGCTCACCTACACGCATCCCGGTATCTATCAGGAACATGAAAGTGTCTAGCTCGTCATACATCCGCATCTGACGAAACATATTCCACAACATAAGTTCCTCGTCTTCAGTGACGAACCTGATGCGGCCTCTGCCCTCGTCAAGCCACTCAATATTGAGCTTTGTTTTACGCCAGCCACGTTTGAACCCAAAGTTACAAGCCTTGGATAATACAGACAGCTTCTTATTGATTGTACAATTCCCGTTGCCTTTTCGTTTGAAGAAAGCAATCAGGTCATCAACAAGATTGTCATCAATCTGGCTGGCGAGACAGTTCCTACCCACCACATCAACAATCTCTTGTGATGTACGGATGGCAGTCATGCCCCAGTTAGTTTCAGACCAGTACCTATCGGCTGTCTTGTTGAACAACTCAGCGACAGTCATGGCCTGTGGCATAGCACACTCAGGGTCAGGCAGAGGCAAGCCTTTGGATATGGCATCCTCAACCTGAACAAGCATTGCATCAGCCTGTTCTTGTGCTGGGTAATTGTGACGAAACACGATGCCCTGTTTACGGACATCGACTTGCCACTTGTTACCCCGTTTGCGTACTGGCATAGGCAGTCTCCTATATTAATGCAGACAAAGACTTGGCAAAGCGTGTGCCTTTGGCAGTCAGCCTCACCAGCTTTCGTCTGCGTTCCATCGGGTCTTCGTATGCTTCCAGCAACTCTTGACCCTTCTTGTGGTGGCGTGACCAGCTACCCAGCCATGCCACGTTGCGGCTCACACTGGATTGTGCAAGCCCCAATTCGTCAGCTATTTCCTGCATCTTGATAGGTACAGGATGTTTAGCCACAGTCAGAAATACTGCCACGGTTTGTGTTTGTATCTCTGGGTCTAAATCTCGAAACCTCTCTATCACTTTCAGTATCTGTGATAGTGCTTCCTGCTTCTCCGTTACCCGTGCCATTGGTTTGACCATTGTGTCTCCATGATGGTGGTGTATAGATTACCCGTATCTTACGGATGTACAAAAAGAGTTCTCTGTCAGGTGTATTACAACACCACTCCCACCCACACAACGAGTTGTTGTCTTTGTTGTGTTCAACGTAGACGCTCCCCCCGATGAATGGAATCTTCACATACTTATATTTAAGCAATAAACTCTCCGTAATAATGTTAAGGCATACGATGCCTGAGTGGATATAAAGTGTCAAGCGAATAACCGCATTGCATACCATGCTGGCATTTCTGTGTGCGCCCACTTAGCAAAGTGTGACTTAGCACCTACATAATAATTGTGATAGGACTGAATGGAACAGTCTGTCTTGTACTCGTCAGGCATAGCTGGTGGTGGTGGCGTAAAGCCAACATCGTCTATGTTGTCAGGCACAACAGCTAAGATGTCAACGAACTTGGTGTACATATGAGGTGTGCCAAAACGTAACAGCTTTTGTGCTAATAGGTGAACAAGAAGCTGTTGCATCCATTGGTAATGGTCAACGCTAGAGCGTACCCAAACGGTTGACGGGTGGTTGTAATGTGTTGACGCTACAAGCCCCACACTGTCAGCCCACTCGTC